AAAAGAAATAGAGGCAATTGCTTTAAAGGAAGAAAAAAGATTAGCTGATTTAGACTCTTTGAAAGAACGAGAAGAAGAACAAGCAATTAAGCAGGAGGAAGAAAATGCTAAATTAGAAGAAAAAGTCAATCCTGAAACACCAGTTGTTGACAAATTAAAAAAAGAAAAAGTCAATCCATTTGACAAAGGAGTTTCTTATGCTGAATTTTTAGAAGCGTTAGGAAAAACATCTGTAAAAGATTATTTAAAAAATATCTGCACAGACGAACAAATTGAATGGTTAGAAAACGATTTGAAACACTTAAAAAAATAAAACAATGTCAATAACTTATACAGGTACTAAAACCGAAGCTGGCGAGTACGCAGAAATTGTACAGGAAATCTACGCAGATTCCCCGACATTTAGAGGAGAAACTATCGAATTGGTAGAAGGTCACAAATCAGGATTAGACATTTACGAAAGTTCAGCAGAGATTACTTTCACAGATGCGAATTATGGACCAGTAACAACCGACAACGTAAACTTAAAATCTCAAAAATCAATCGTAAATCTAAAAACGTTTAACGTTGAAGGTATTATTGATGAAAGTTCTTTGAAAGGCACACGTTTTGAAAAATCAATGAAAGCAGGAGCTTACAATGTTGTTTCTGACGAGTTTGATCAAAAAGTTTTAATTCAAGTGCAACCAGCTGTTGGCGCAAAATTGGAATCTTGGGTTTGGGATGGGGCAACTACCGAAACAAAAGCACTTATTGCGGCATTAACTCCGGGAGCAGGACAAGGAAGCATCACGGCAGCCGCTCAAACAAAAGTTGCAGCAATGCCAACGACTAAGTTTGATTCAATTCCTGTAAAAATGTTGTACAATGATTCTCAATCAAAAGCAACCCCTGGAGCTGGTTTAGGAGATTATGTAAAAGTAACAGGAGCAACAGTTACAACAGCCAACATAGTAGCTGAATATGTGAAGATTTACAACGCTATTCCAAACGATGTACTTGTAATGACGGGCGACGATGCGCCAGTAATTTTCGCTCCAAAAGGTCATTACAAAATGATTAAATCCGTTAATAGAGTTCAAGGTGCAGCGTTGCAAGAAAACTTTGTCGGAACTTCTTTTAACGATATGTATTTTAACGATGTTAGAATTATATTCGTTGATTTGGTTGATTTTGTAATCGCAGCTCAAAAATATAACTTAAAATTAGTTATGGATTTATTGAGCGATTCTTCTCAATTGATTATCGAAAAAGAAGCCAACGCATCTACTCGAAGAATCTTGAAATTAATCAATTCAATGACTACTTGGGTTGTGAAACAAAAATGGAACGTTCTTTATAACGGATAATCTAAAACTATTCTAAATAACTGACCCTCTCGTTTGAGGGGGTTTTTTAATACAAAAAGTTTATGCCACGAATAAATCTAGGAGTTCTTAATTGTTTGCCAGAAAACAAATTGCCTATAGGTTACAAAAAACCATTGGTTAACACATTTCCTGCCTACAACTCAATTGAAAAATTAACCTTGACAGTTTTGAAATCTGATGTAAAAAAAGGTATGCCAGATATTGTAAATTGTTTGAAAAAACAAATTAATTCTTTAGTTGAAAAAAGAACCAATATAGAAACATTCGGGGTTTTTAAAAACGTTTCAGAAAATGCAACTTCTCACATTTGCGAAGTTGATTTGTACATTAAAAATTTAACTTAAAAAATAAAAGATATGCCTTGTGGAACTACGCTAACAGCATCGAGAAAAAAAACAGGCTTCATTAAGCCAAAAGGGTACAAAGCTATTGGTTTTGCGACTTGGGATGGTTCGAACATCATCCAAAACACATCGACAGGAGTAATTGCCTTACCTGCTGGAATTACTGATGTTTACCGTTTTGAAGTAAAAAACACAGCGGACAACTTCATTGAAACAGCTACCAAAGACCCTGTTACAATGACAGGAAACAAAGCAGGAGTAGGAACTTTTGCTTTAATGTATTGCGAAAGAATTAAAAATTTAGCAGATGCACAAGCTTTATTGGATGGTGTTTTCAATGTGTTTTTCGAACACAATGACGGACAAATTACAGTAGCTGGAGCGGTTAATGGCGGAGAAATAATTACAGTTGTAGAAAGCACAGACGCACAAGGTTTTATGTTTACATTAAATACTTTCGAACCTGCTTTTGCTTACACTTTGGCTGCTGCTGGAGTAACTGCGTATAATGCTATTATTGCAGATTACGTATAATGAAAGTTTTAAAATTAAATACTCCATTTGAAGTAAGCGCAGTTCCAAGAATTGCGCTTGTTTCATCGGATGTTTTGATTTTTACAGCGAGAGATGAAGTTACTAATGAAAGCGTAGATTATACGCTGGATTGGTCGGTAATTAATGGACGTTTGGTTTTTGAACTTCCAAATACTAATCCTGATTTTATTGCTGGGAATAAATATGAAATTTTTATCAAAAGAATAGACGAAATCGTTTATCGTGGTAAAATGATTATTGTAAAAGAAGATACGGACATTCAAAACTACACACCATCGAAACAAACGACACCACGATTTCTTTAATGACATTTTCGGCTTATATGCCGTCAATAAAAGAAATACAAATAGGCACTAAATACGTTCTAAATGGTTTAAACAACGAAAATTATAAGCTCTTTGCAGATGCTTATGATGATTCCGTGACTAATTCCGCTTGCATAAACGATATTTCTAACCTGATAAAAGGCGAGGGATTAATCAATTTAAACGGTGGTAAGTCGCCATCTAGTATAATTTCTGATGATGACTGGGGTTTGATTGTTTTAGATTATAAAAAACAAGGTCAAACCGCTTTGCAAATAATTTGGTACGGTGGAAAACCAGTTAAAATTTATCATATTCCTTTAGAAAATACTGGATTAAACGTTGATGAATCAGGAATGAAAGTTGACGGATACTGGTATTGCTATGACTGGAAAAAACAATGGAAATACAAACCTGTTTTTTATCCTAAATTCTCAAAAGAAAATCCAGAGAATAAAACTCAAATGTTGGTTATCAAAAGACCATCAAACGAGCCGTTATTCGCAAGACCTGATTGGTTTCCTGCTTTACGTTGGGCGCAAGATGAAGGATTGATGGCGCAACATTCTTATAATGATGTTGCAACTGGGTTTAGTGGTCAGAAGGTTGTGAATTGGGCTGGAGGTCGCGGACTTACGCAAGAACAAAAAGAAGTTGAAGCCGAAAAAATAAGAAAGAGTTTTTCTGGAATAGACGGGAAAAGATTGATTGTTGCAGTTGGTAACTCTCCAGAAAACGCAGTTATAGTTGACAACATCGATCCACCAAATGTAAATGCTACCTACGTAAATTATACTGAAGAAGCCGAAAGAAAAATTTTGATTGCACATTCATATCCGTCTATTTTATTAGCTGGCTCAAAAACAGGCTTTTCAAGTAATGCAGATGAAATTGCTGTTGCGACTAAATCGGTATTTCGTAGGGTAATTAATCCAGCAAGAAAAACTTTATTATCGGGATTGCAACAGATTTTTGATGTTATAGGAGAAATAACTTTGGATGTACAAGATTTTGAAAGCGAGGAATTAGATAATAATACAACCGAAACGATATGAGTACAATAAAACTAATGATACAGCCAGCGGATGTAATTGCGCTTACTCAATTGGACGGAAATATTGATAACGACAATTTAAAGCCTATTATTTATGCAGCGCAAACAACACACTTAAAAGCGTTTTTGGGATTGAAATTGTATACAAAGATTTATACTGATTTTGTGGACGATGCCTTGGCAGGGGAATATTTGATTATTTTTGATGAATACATTAAAGATTTTCTTTCTTACTACGCCTCTGCTTTATTTGTAGATTTTGGAGGTTATAAAGTTTCAGAAAATGGTTTGCACAAAATAGCTGGCGAAAATATGACTTCACTTTCTGAAACCGAAACAGAAACTTTGTCGTTAAAATTCACTAAATTAGTAGCAAATGTAGAAGCTAATTTCAAAGAGTACGTTTCAGATAAAAATATTCCAGAATTAGTTGATAAAACTATTAATATTCAAACAGATATGCCGTGGCTATAATTCAAAATGTAAATGTTTCAACTCCTAACGATGGCTTAGGCGATCCGTTACGAGTTTCCCAAGTCAAGGCGAATGATAATTTTTCAGAGCTAAACGACAAGAAAGTCGAAAAGGTTGCGGGTTTTGATTTATCGGCTAATAACTTTACAGATACTGATAAAGAAAAACTTGATAGCATCGAGGAAAACGCACAGGTTAATGTTCGTGGAAATTGGCAACAGCAAGATCCGGACGCTTCTGATTTTATACTTGGGAAACCAACAGACGGTAAAATATTAATTTACGGTACTTGGAACTTAACAGGTCAGGATTTAACTATTTTTGCTGGTTGGGTATGGAAAATTAACGATGTAATTTACAGCAATCCTATTGACATTGTAATTAATTTTCCCTTTGCTGATACAGGATTACAGAGGTTTGATTTAGTAGCATTCGATACTTTGAATTCAGCGCAAAGAATTGACGGTGAAGAGGTTGTGAGTTCGCCAATGGTTCCGTTATTGTTAGACAATACGATTCTTTTTGCTACATTATTAATAACAGATAGTACCGTCGGAACGCCTTCAATCGCTAATTATAATGATAATACTTTAGCCACATTCGACTACCCACCACTCGCAACAGACGGTATACAGGATTTTGCAGTGCCATCTGGAAAAGTTGTAAAACAGATGCTTATAAACGGTGCGGTACAACAATTAGAAACAGCAAACAATGCGTTGCGTGACGACACGTTTACGCAGACAGGAACAACTGTTACTTTAAAGCAAGTCACATACCAAGGTAATATTATATCTGGATTTTATCAGTAAACATCACTCACACACACTTCAAACCACTCGTAATTGAGTGGTTTTTTTATTTAGACTAAATATGAATTGTGAAAATAAATTAATAAAGAACACTTATATTAAAAAAGAGTTCTTATATTTGTCAAAGAAATAATCACTAAAAAATTAAAGGTTATGGGAAGAAAACCGCTTAACACAATCAAAAAGACAGTATCAATGCATCCGTCACTTGTAAAAGAAGTTAGGGAATATGCAAAACAACGAACTGCGCAGGAAATCAAAAAAGAAAACGAACCACTAATTATAAAATAGAGAAGTTATGAAAAAACCAAGTTTAGAAGAAGTAAAAGAGCGGTTTAAGGATGCGCAAATGGTGGAGTCTATTGTTTCTAAAGTAGAATGCGATTTGTCTGAATCGAATATAGTAGGAGAAATTCATTTTTGGAATAATGGCATTTGGTTAGATTATTACCAAAAAAATAAGTTTGTAAATTCTTGTAAACTCTGGGATAATCAAAATGGCTACGCAAAAATACTAACCTACAAAACGCCTAAGTTCGAGATAACTAAGAAGCAGATAATGAAGTTACACGATATGTCAGAGTTAATGCATTTGCCATCTTTAAAAAAAGAAATTAAATACATGTTCCCAGAATGTTTTAAAAAGGAGTTGATTGTTGGGAAGTGGTATAAATACCCATCATTTGGAGAATTAAAATTTCAGTTTAATGGGAATGTAGATAAAAGTCAGAAAGGATTTGACTTTTATAATAGTTGGTGCGAAACAATAGCCATTAGAGAATGCGAGTTTCGTGATTATTTCGAAATGACCCTCGAAGAAGTAACCGAAGCGTTGACTAAGGAAGCGGTTAAGAGAGGGTTTAAGAAAAACGTGTATATTAATGATTTATATAATGGAAAAATACCTTCAGATAAATGCCAAATAAGTAGTAATAATTTTGATTACGAAATTGTTAAAGCAG